ATTTGCATGATGCCGTGGATTTGTGCTGAAAACTACAACGATTCAATTCAAACAATTAAAGAAACCGATGCTAACATTTGTATGGGACACTTTGAAATTGCCGGCTTTGCCATGCATCGTGGTATGCCATCACAAGAAGGATTAGACCGTGGACTATTTAAAAAGTTTGATACTGTTTTTTCAGGTCACTATCACCATCGTTCAAATCAGGATAATATCCGTTATCTTGGTAATCCTTACGAACTCACCTGGCAGGATTATAATGATCCGAGGGGCTTTCATTTGTTTGATCTTAATTCTCTTGATTTGGAATTTATTGAGAACCCCAACGTAATGTTTCATCGGATAACATATGATGATAAAGAAACCACCATCTCAGAGATGTTAGCCAAAGAATTAGACAAGTATACCGGAACATATGTAAAGGTTGTGGTAGTCAACAAAACCAATCCACACTTATTTGACCGATTTATGGATAAGCTATACAAGGTTAATCCAATCGATATTACCATTGCGGAAGATTTTGCTGACTTGACAGAAGGTGTGGATGATGATATGATTAATGAAGCTGAAGATACTATCACGATTATTAACAAGTTTGTAGATGGTATTAAAGAAGAACATATTGATAATGATAAACTCAAAACGGTATTAAAAGAACTGTATGTTGAGGCATTGAATCAGGAGCAAGCGTGATTATATTATGATAATATTTTCAAAGGTCCGATGGAAGAATTTTTTATCAACAGGTAATACCTTTACAGAAATCAACTTTCAGAAGTCACCCAATACACTAATCATTGGTCATAACGGTGCAGGCAAGTCCACAATTCTAGATGCCTTATGTTTTGGTCTTTTTGGTAAACCATTTCGTAAGATAAACAAACCACAATTATTAAACTCTATCAACCAACAAGCTTGTGTTGTAGAGATTGAATTTGCCATTGGTAAAAAAGAATATAAAGTTATTCGTGGTATTAAACCGAATGTCTTTGAAGTATATCTTGGTGACAAACTACTTGACCAAGATGCCAAAGCAAAAGATTATCAAGAGTTCTTAGAAAAGTTCATTCTCAAAATAAATTTTAAATCCTTTACTCAAGTTGTTATATTAGGTTCTGCATCGTTTGTTCCATTTATGCAATTAACTCCTGCGGATCGTAGGGCAATTATTGAGGACTTATTAGATATTAATATCTTCTCCTCAATGAATGGTGTTGTTAAAGAGAAGATGGCTGAAATTAAAGACCTTTCGGTTAAAAGCAAACACGAAATGGACTTGACATCCGAAAGAATTAATTTCCAAAAACAGAGTATTGAGGACCACAAGAATAGAAGTGATGAAGAGATTGGTAAAAAACGAAAAGAAATATCTGATAGTGTAGACCAAATATTTACACTCAAACGAGATGTGGATTTAATTCAAAAACATATTGATGTACTACAAAGAAAGATTGAAGATAAACTTTCTGTGGAAAAGAAAAGTAAGAAGTTGTTACAGTTAGAATCAAAGATTGAAACCAACATTAAGAAAAATGAAAAGGACATTGCTTTCTATGAAGAACACGACAACTGCCCAACCTGCAAACAAACTATTGAAGGAGACTTCAAGTCAGAACAAGTCAGCGAAAGAAAATCCAAAGTCGTTACTCAACGGGAAGGCCTTACGGAAATCGCAGCGGAGATTACTAAAGCAAACCAACGAATAGAAGAAATTAATAATATTAACAAACACATTTCTGGTCATAATAATGAAATTGTTAAACACAATTCTACAATATCCGCAATCAATGCTTTTGTTTCTAAGTTACAAAGAGAAATTGATGAATTGGCAATTAGTAAAGATACCGTTGAAGAAGAGAATCAGAAGTTTAAAGAATTAAAAGAACACCTGTCCGTGTTGGTTACCAAGATGGAAGAACTATCGGTAGAGAAGCAGTATTATGAGTTTGCTGGAAACTTATTAAAAGATACAGGTATTAAAACCAAAATTATTCGTCAGTATTTACCTATTATGAATAAACTCATTAATAAGTATTTGACGGCCATGGATTTCTTTGTTAACTTTAATATTAATGAATCATTTGAAGAAACAATTAAATCAAGGCATCGTGACGAATTCTCTTATGCCAACTTTTCAGAAGGTGAAAAAATGCGTATCGATTTGGCTTTGTTGTTTACATGGCGCCAGATTGCCAAGTTAAAAAATTCTACAAACACCAATCTATTAATTCTAGATGAAGTGTTTGATTCATCACTAGATGGTGTTGGCACAGAAGAGTTCTTGAAACTGCTTCATGAGATGGGAACCGATACAAATGTGTTTGTTATTTCACACAAAGGTGACCAGTTATTCGATAAATTTAGGTCGATTATTAAATTTGAAAAACATAATAATTTTAGTAGGATAGCACAATGAGTGAAATTATAACTTTTGATACAACGGATTCATTAAAGAGTCCTACAGTTACCAAACCTGAAGTATTTAATTTGGTACATGAAAGTCATCCAATTCTGAAAGAAGTATTACCAGAATTCGACTTTACAAATCTACCAGTAAATCCTGAACAGTTTGCTTCTACAATGGTAGAAACGTGTAAAATGCATCGTGGTATTGGACTGTCAGCCAATCAATGTGGATTCCCATATCGTATGTTTGTAATGGGTGCGGAAGATAATTATGTGGCATTTTTTAATCCTAGTATTGTATTGAAATCTAAAACAGAAGTTCATATGGTAGAAGGATGTTTATCATTTCCATTTTTAGGATTAAGAATCACCAGACCAGAAGAAGTTGCGGTAACTTATCAAGATTATATGGGTGTTTGGAAAGAAACCACTTTAGTTGGCATGTCTGCTCGATGCTTCCAGCATGAGCTTGACCATTTGAATGGTATCGTGTATACTAGTAAATGTAAACCCATGGCATTGGATCATGGAATGAAGAAACGCAATAAAATATTGAAAAGAATTGGCTTAAAATAATATGGCAACACCAATTGAATATGTAGAAAAGCAATGGAAAGAGTGGTCTGAAAAGAATACCACCTTTGAACATATTGATGAAAACAATATGAAAGAGGTCCTCATCAAGGACTTAACCTATGCTTCTCAAATGGATGTTCGTGAATATACTTTATACCAAAAGTGGTGTGAAGTAAAAGAAAGATATCCTGTGCAAGAAGTATCTACCTTGTTTGGCCAAGAAACACAGATGGTGGATCCTGAACAAAAGAAATTAGTTGATAAAGTAAAATCCAATTTCTGGATGCCAACACAACCTGATGATTATGAGAAGTTGAAACCTATCATGGTTCTTTCAAATGGTCCTGATGCCGAAAGATGGAATGCCATTCGCACATTCTCATCTACAATGAAAAACAATTCTAATATTGGTCGTAACCTATTCTATGTTTTAACTGATGAAGTAACTGGTAAATACCTTGGTGTTATCTGTATCTCCTCAGACTTTCTGGACTTGACTCCGAGAGATAATGCAATCGGATGGTCGAGAGATGTTAAGACACAGCAACACATGATTAATCATACAGCGATTGGTTCCACCATCGTTCCGTTACAACCACTAGGTTTTAATTACATGGGTGGTAAGTTACTGGCATTGATGTGTTTATCAGATACCGTTCAAGCGGATTGGAAAAGACAATATGGAGACACTCTTGTTGGCGTTACTACAACGTCACTATACGGAAAAACAAAAACCGGAGGCCTTTCGCAGTATGATGGTCTTGACCATTGGAATCCTATGGGCTTTTCTTCTGGTTCTGTGGCTTTCGAACCAAGTAGATCAACTAAAAAATTAGTATTTGATTGGATTAAAGAGAACCATACTCGTAAATATTTTGAATGGTGGGAAGCCAAAAACACACAAGGACTTCCACTTAAGCGTGATCACAAGAATCGTTCATTAAACTTTGCCTATTCTAAACTTGGTATACCAAAAGAATTGATTCGTACCGAACATCAACGTGGTATCTATTTTAGTCCACTCTATAATAATACCAATGAATTTCTCCGTAAGGAGATTACTGATGAATCTTTGGTAAAATCATTTGATACCAGTGTAGAAACATTGGCAAATATATGGAAAACAAAATATGCCAAAGGCCGAATTCGACAATTACAAAAAAAGAATACGGTATCCTACGAAACTCTTTTCTATGACGATTTGATTTACCTGTCATGGGAAGATACGAAAGCGAAATATTTACCACAAGTTGGTCGATAAACGCTTGACAAATCACATACATAAATGATATGATGTGAATACTTGCTTAAGGCAAGGATTTTTTAACTTTACTATGGAGTATTACAATGAGCAATTTATCTGCTAAACAAAAGATGTTGAATGCCTTACAACAAACTGAAGGCTACAACACTTTCACCGTCAAACAAGCACAACGCCGTTTTGGCATCACCAATGTATCAGCTCGTATCGATGAGTTGCGCCAAGAAGGTCATGTAATCTACACAAACAAAAAAGTTGTAGATGGTCAGAAGGTTGCCTTCTATCGCATGGGTAAGCCAACAAAAGCTTTGGTTAAGGCTGCTATCAAATCAGGTTATTCTTTAGCCTAATTTAGCACAGGGAGTTCTCCATAGGAGATACTCCCTTTTTTTATTATTTACGGAGTACAAATGGAAATATCAATTAAAAAAGAAGAATTACAAACCAAAAGTTTATTTGTTGCTACTCCGATGTACGGTGGCCAAAACCACGGACTATACATGAAAGCGTGTTTAGATTTACAAAGCATGTGTATTCAGTATGGCGTACAAATTAAATTCTCATTCTTGTTTAATGAGTCCCTAATTACACGAGCAAGAAATTATCTTGTTGACGAATTCATCCATCGATCTGGATGCACACACATGTTGTTTATAGATTCTGATGTACATTTTAATCCACAAGATGTGATTGCAATGATGGCCCTCGATAAAGATGTTATTGGTGGTCCTTATCCTAAAAAAGCAATCAAATGGAAATCAGTTAAAACTGCCGTACAAAAGAATCCTGATATCGAACCGCAACTACTAGAAAAAGTAGCCGGTGATTTTGTTTTTAATCCTGTTAAAGGTACTGCACAATTCTCCGTAACCGAACCATTATCTGTATTAGAAATTGGTACCGGATTCATGATGATTAAACGTGAAGTATTTGAAAAAATGGAATCAGCTTATCCTGAAATTCGTTATAGACCAGACCATGTGGGTCAGGCAAACTTTGATGGATCTCGTTACATCCATGCTTTCTTTGATACAGTCATCGACACTAAAGGATCAATTACTGGCGGCGGCTCGGATCGTTACCTATCAGAAGATTATATGTTTTGTCAGATGTGGCGTAAGATTGGTGGAGAAATCTTCCTTTGCCCATGGATGAAAACTGCACATATTGGTACGTATCATTTCCATGGAGATATGCCTGCTGTTGCTAATTATGTTGGAGAAATGTAATGCCGTATGAACCCGTTTTTGTTGATAATCTGGATGGTACCTTTGGTGGCCAAATCAATGTTCAAGATAAGCTTGTTGCTGAAGCACCTTATCATCCAGGTTATGAAGATGCGGCAATGGAACCAAAAAAAGAAATTGGTCGTAAATTTGATGGTGGTAAACTAGAATATGGTTTAGTTCCACCACTTGGATTAAAAGCTCTTGTGGAAGTTTTAACTTTTGGTGCTCAAAAGTACGAAAGAGATAACTGGCAAAAAGTATCAGATTCAAAGCGCAGGTATTTTGATGCCATGCAAAGGCATACATGGGCTTGGAAAGAAGGAGAGAAGTTTGATCCTGAATCTGGCTTACATCATTTGGCTCACGCTATGTGTTGCCTAATGTTTTTGTATGAGCATGATGTGAAGTATTCCAAATATGATGGCGAGGATATTGCCAAAGTGATGGTTGATGAGTATAATAGAAGTAAATTACATAATGGAGAAACAAAATGAAGTTATCAAATGAAACATTAACAGTATTAAAGAATTTCTCGGCAATCAACCAAGGAATTCAATTTAAGAAAGGCACCAAACTTACCACAGTATCATCTGGTAAAACTGTTTTAGCTCAAGCAAATTTAAAAGATGATTTTCCACAAGATTTTTGTGTTTATGATTTGAATCAATTTTTATCAGTTAATGCTTTGTTTAAAGATTCTGCTGAACTTGATTTCGATGATGCAAATATTATTTTTAAATCTGGTCGTAGTAAAGTAAAATATCGTATGACCTCAAAAGAAATGATTGTTACACCTCCAGAAAAAGAAATTACTCTACCTTCTATTGATTGTAAATTTACTTTAACTCAAGAAGATTATGATTGGGTAATGAAAACTGCTTCGGTACTATCCTCACCACATATCGGTATTCAGTCCGATGGTGATAATGTAGAAATTGTTACCTTTGATGCTGCTGATAACTCAGCACACACCAACTCAATTAAAGTTGGCACAGGTGATGGTAAAAAATACAATATCGTTTTTAAAACTGAAAATATTAAATTGATTCCTGGAAATTATGAAGTAGAAATTTCATTTAAAGGAATTGGCCATTTCACAAACACTAAGGATGACATTCAATATTGGATCGCATTTGAAGCTAAAGAAACTAAAATTGGAGAATAATATGTTAGTAAATTTCACAGATAAACAAAATGGCAATTCGGTTGCTGTTAACCCTAAATTTGTTGTTCTTGTTTTCACCGCAAAAGATGAAGCAGGTGTTGAAACAACTATCATCAACACAACTACAGGTAATATTCCTGTAGCTGAATCACAAATTGATGTTGTTGGTGTCTTACAAGGACAATTAAGTTAATGCCTACAATTCAAACTTTATTCGGAACATTTGATGATAAACAACTTAAAGAATTGTTAGGTGCCATTACTGAAATTAATGAGCACCAATACAACATCAAAGTTAAACAGAATCAAATTAAAGAGATTGTTGATGTTACATTTGACAACTTAAAGATTCCTAAAAAACTTATTAAGCGTATGGCTAAAGTATATCTAAACCAATCATTACAAGAAGAAGTGGCAGAATTTAAAGAATTTGAAGCATTATTTGAAGGCATTACTGAAGTTAAGTAATCCAACTATGAAGTATTATATTATGGGAGTTTGTGATGGAACATTTACTATGGGTCGAGAAGTATCGGCCAAAAACTATTGAAGATTGTATATTACCAGATGCCATTAAATCTACGTTCCAGGAGTACGTTAACCGAAAAGAAATACCGAATCTATTACTATCTGGTTCGGCAGGGGTCGGAAAAACTACAATTGCTAGAGCATTGTGTAATGAGGTCGGTTGCGATTACATTGTTATTAATGGGTCTGATGAGTCTGGCATTGATGTCCTTCGGACAAAAATTAAAAACTATGCTTCATCAATATCTCTCGCTGGTGGTAGGAAAGTTGTTATCATCGATGAGGCCGATTATCTTAATCCCAATTCAACTCAACCAGCATTACGTGGAGCCATTGAAGAATTCTCTTCAAACTGTTCATTCATTTTTACCTGCAATTTTAAAAATCGTATCATCGATCCAATACACTCTCGTTGTTCTGTGGTCGATTTTAAGATTAACGGTTCTAAGGCAAAAATGGCGGCACAATTTTTTAAAAGAGTTGAATGGATACTTGAACAAGAAAATATCACCTATTCTAAAGATGTCGTGGCAGCAGTTATTACAAAACACTTTCCGGATAATCGTAGAGTTCTTAATGAATTGCAGCGATATTCGGTTTCTGGCACAATTGATGCTGGTATCCTGTCTAATCTTGCTGATATTCAACTTGACACATTAATTTCGGCTTTAAAAAGTAAAGACTTTAGTTCAACTCGTAAATGGGTTACCGCCAATCTGGATAACGATCCAGTCAAAATCTATCGTAAATTATACGATACTCTATATGAGGTATTAAAACCTCAATCCGTTCCACAACTAGTTTTGATTCTTGCTAAGTATCAATATCAGGCAGCTTTCGTGGCCGACCATGAGATTAATATGGTAGCATGTCTAACAGAAATAATGGTGGATTGTGAGTTTAAATAATGCCAGATTTATTCAAAGAAATTCTACCATCTATACTGGAGAAGAAGAAGTCCGTTTTTCAAGATGAATATGAGTATAAGGATTACAAACCTTTTGTTATAAATCGTGCTTTGTCGTATCATATGGATTGTGTTTTATATGCGAATGAAATGAATATACATACGGGGATAGACTCCGATATGCAATATTCATATCTTCTAAATACCATAAGACCAATGAAACGGAAATTTCAACCGTGGCAGAAATCAGAGGTCGACAAAGATATAGAATGTGTGAAGCAATATTTTGGCTATTCCAATGAAAGAGCCAAAGAGGCCTTACGAATTCTAAACGATGAACAACTCGCTGAAATAAAAATAAAAACAGCAAAAGGCGGAGTGACCAAGTAATGATTTCAATTAATGATTTAGTTGAAGTTACATTGAACGATAAAGATGATTTCCTTAAAGTTAGAGAAACACTCACTCGTATCGGCGTAGCTTCTAAAAAAGATAGAATATTGTACCAATCGTGTCATATCTTACATAAACAAGGTAGATATTACATTGTACATTTTAAAGAACTATTTGCTTTGGATGGCAAGCCCACGGATATTAGTGAAAACGATCTATCCCGTAGGAATGCCATTGCCAAGTTACTTGGTGATTGGCAATTGGTAAAATTGGTTAATGTTAAACAAATTGAAGAACCGCCTCCTATCTTCCTATCACAGATTAAGATACTTTCACACAAAGAAAAAGATGAATGGGAATTGATGCCAAAATATAATATTGGTAAAAAACCAGGAGTCTATTGACAAAGTGTTATAAATAATAGTATACTTATGGTGTGGTGCTCATCTGAGGCCACAGTTTTATTGACTAACTCGCTTGAATTTAAGGAGAAACACATGACAAGCACAAATCTATTATTCCCACAATGGGCTTCACTATCCAAATCTTTGGATCCTTTCACAGTTGGTTTTGATGATGTATTAGACCAAATCCGTGATATCTCTGAAACAGTCGCCAAAGCAACACCTGCTTATCCTCCATACAACATTCGTCAAGTAAAAGACAATAAGTATGTCATTGAAATGGCAGTTGCTGGATTTACTAAAACTGATATTGAAGTTACTTTAGATGGTAACAAATTGGTAATCAAAGGTGCTGTAGTTGATAGTTCCGATGATAAAGATAGTTATATCTACAAAGGTATTGCTAACCGTAATTTTAATCGTGTTTTTACTCTTGCCGATAAGGTAGAAATTAAAGATGCTGAAATTGCCAATGGTATGCTCAAAGTATGGTTAGAGAATATAGTAAAGGCACAAGATGCCATCAAAAAGATTGCCATCAAATGAAAACTATCAAAAAATTTATTTTTGCCGTCATTGAAGTTATCCAAAATACTAGGAAACTACAAGCTGAAGAAATGAAAAAGAGGTATTTTCAAAGATGAATAATCTAAACTGGTGGCCTGTATCCGATGAAGAATGGGAACAATTGAACTACCCAAACGGTAGATAATACAGGGGGCTCTTGACAGCCCCCTTCTTTTGAGTTATAATTAAATCATGAAAAACTGGAACAAAACTAAACCCTCTCGACCTGGTTATATTGCCACCACAAGTGGCGGTAAAGCCGTTCTCAAAAAGGTTCGTTCAAAAACGAATCAGGATATCTATTACACCTATTCAAATTGGGCAACAAATGAGATTGATGGAATAACTTTTATTCCTGTGGTCAAAGGTATGCCTACCGGTGAAACACAAACAATTCATTATATGCGAAAAGATAATTTGGAGTTTGTTAAATGAGTAAATTAATTGAATTGCAAACATTAAACAATCCAAAATATTTGTTTAATCCAAAAGATAAATCACACACGAAACTGTTTAAATTTTTTCTGAGTGAACATAAATGGGGCAGACCTTGTCCATTTTTGTTGGAAGAACCATATCTAACAATACCTGATATGTTAAAAGATAAATTTATTAAAAACGAATTGGAGTTACCATGGATTGGTTAATGTATTCGGGTTGTAATATTATTTTAAAATTAAATCCATTTCATTGGAGAA